TTTTTGATATTTATTGCTTGGTCGTTATTTGGTCGTTGTTTTATATTTTTAAATAAAAATCACCACCAGCTATCCTGTATTGGACGGCTGATGGTGATTCCTTTTTAATTAGAAGATATTAGTATAGATTTATTTTAGTATCAGTACTATAAGCGAAAGTCGATTTCAAGAACATTACAAAACTAAAACGATGGCTCATTTGTATGAACTTATTACAACTTTTAACCTTTCTAACTCGCTTTGAGTAAACGGTATTGGAGATTTTTCTGGTTGAAATTTGTCAGTAAGTTTATTTATATTAACAATAGTATAAAACAAGTTATTGATACGTACAATTTCTTCTTTATTAGCAACAAAATCCGCTTTGTTTGGATCAAATAAAACCAAATTTTGTCCTCCATATCCACACATGCTTGCATACATAATTCCATCATATTTTATATTCTTAAAGTCCTTGATTAAATTGGATATACATTGTGTCGGTAAATACTCTTTTGGGTCATTTATTGGTTTCGCAAATTCCCATATAAGTTTTTTAATTAATAAAGAGTCTTCTCTATTTTCAAAAGATTGAAATTCGTCATTACTGGCAGGTAAATTCAAAACGGAAATATCTGAGTTTATTTTAAACTGTGAAATATTTATAAGTTGTGTAACAATAGGCTTTATTTCGGCAACTGCTGTATATTCTTCTTGAGCCAAGTAAAGAACTTTTTCTTGTGGCATATTTGCACGACCGCTTTTACACTTTTTAGTAGGAGGAGCACCAGCTTCTTCAATGGTCGTGTAACCATGTGCTACATGATTTTTATCAATTCTTATCTTTTCAGGTCCAATATTTCTAGCACGAAAAAAAATATTTCCTTTTTGTATACGTTTTATATATGTACAGCTTCCGATTAAATGCTCCACTCTTTTATAAAAATCGTCTTTAAATCTATCAGATGAATTTTCAATGCAATGATCCCTAAAAGTATTCCACTCAAAGGTAATTTTACAATTATTTACTTGGTCATTGATATGCGGGCTATCTATATTTAGCATCCAAATTTTCTCCTTTCATATTTCTGCTTGATATTTTATACTAGTTATTCTATATAACATGAATTTCTTTATCGCCTTAATCATACTTTTAAATGCCTCAGAGGGTAAACTTTATAAGATTTCCCCATAAGCTATCTGTTGATAGTGGATCAGTGCCGTCAATTATGGTAAGCTGCCACCTACGGACATTACTGCACCCCATATACCCCATAGGTTGCATACAGCTTCGGGCATCAGTAGACCTTAGTGCATAAGTTTTTGAAGACTTTTTTCCAAATCCATCTTACTGCCGGCATGATAATACGCTGTCAAAATGCATGTTCCGTCCAGAATATGAATAAATTAGAAGAGAAATTCAACTACATCTTTACCTCTTTATGTAGTGCATCTACATAGGATCCAATACCATTAGATTCACCAGGAATACACACTATTTTTATTGTATCTCCAATATCTAATATCCTTGCTTTTTGTTTTAATTTTTCAAGATCTTTTATTTTAACTTGCTTATATGTTCTTACAATAGAAAGATGATACTGTTCTCCGTAAATGGGTATATCCAAATTTCCAACATAAGAGAAAATGTATTTTGAATTATCCATTTCCATGATTTTGGATATAAGGCCGTTGGTTAATTCAAAAGAGAATTCCACTTTGTCCCAACTATTTGAAACTTTTTCACCACTGATTAGCGTGAAAATATAGCAGAGTGCATCATAGTCGTCAGAAAATATTTCATTCGGAATGTTAATATTAGTACCAAAATATTTCTCTAATGAAATGATTTTTTCAAGAAATAGAATTTCATTATCTACTGTATCAAAACCACATTTAAATTTAAATGGATTTAGTTTCCCTTTAATAATATCCCTTCCTATTGATAAAGCCTTAATTGTAATTTCGGCTCCTTCAGATGCTTTTTTCATAAATTGAGCGTAATGTAGCAAATCTGAATTATTTCCATCGGCTATACTTAGATTGAAATCGACGCTTTGTTTAGAGAAGAGAAGTTTCATACTGATTTTAAATGGACAAGTAGATTGTTCTTGATTAGAAATAACAATAGTATCATCATCGAGAATTTCCTGTGTTCTAAATAAAATATACTCAAAAACAACATTACCATCAAGCCTAATGCTGCAAGGAAAGGCTTTTGGGAAAGGCTTTGGAGAAATCATTAGTTCTTTACCGACCAGCTTTTCAGCATCATGCTGAACTGGATCAGGTATGTTACCAAGCAGTTTTTGAGCCTCTTTAACATCAATAATAATTGGAAGCTGATGCCTATTGGCATAATCAACGGCATTAGCAGAGATTTTATTGACATATTGATTCCCTATTTTTACAGTGCCAATCAATTTTATCTTTGGAGGGTATTTTTTAGTTGCTTCATTTGATAGGGGAATACTTTGAAATTGTGGTTTTCCACCAACACTTTTCAACTTATATCCATAATCAGGGAACAGGACATGCCCACTACTTAAAGAGTTAATCCAAGAAGTGAGACGTGATTCGACATCACCAATTTGTCCATTTTTTACAAGTATAAGGTTTTGTTCAATTGATAACAGACTTTGTCCAGATTCATGTATGATAGAGGTAAGTTGTTGGGTTTGATTAGCAAGTTGTTCGTTGACATTGCTTGAAACGGTATCCTCAATTTCAGTGGCCATGAAAAGTAAATCTTTATTAATCTGATTTCTGTAAAAATTGCGCAGTATATCGATTGCATACGCAGTTAGTTTTACTGCTCTATTTTTGGCCAATTTAGTATTTGCTTGTGAGTAGGTTATTGCTTTGCTAATGATAGTCTTTCTGGCTTCATAGCGTTGGCTTTTATTTCCAAACAAACGAACCTTGACGTCCTTTATAAGATCACTACTAATGTATTTGGTTAACCCTTCGAAATCTAATTCTTCTTCGTAGGTGCAGTGTACGTTGATTTTTGATTGCCTACCAATGAATGACTTAAGTTTATCTCTTACAGTTTGTTGTTGTTTGAGGTCAACAATTTTATCCTTCACGGCATTAAGCCCTAAATCCACTATATAATCGATTACCATATTTACATATCACCTCACAATGAATTAAAAAGTTTAGCAAAAATTTTCGACATCCAATTTACCGTTAAACCAAAATCGTCCACACCTGTAGGAAGTTGTTTAGTATAGAAAACAAAAGTAACCATTCAAATGAGTTTATTTTGTATTTTCATTTAATAATATAGTATCATAGTTTTCCCAATGTTACGTGATGCACATAATTATTAAGTGCTTTTTATCACAAAAATAAAAGCTCGGCAGTGTAAAAGTAGGTTTTAGTTGCAGAGTTTCATATTTTGCATACTTTTCTAATAAAATTTATTTACAATCTATTTCAGTTTGACATATAAGCAACATATGAAAATATTTAGTTTTTTTCAATATAGCCTCTACTTTCTAACATTTTTTTAATTTCTTTGAGGCTGTTTCTGAAATTCGTTAATGTTGCCTCATTATAAATTTTATAATGATGATCTGCTGGATTCCTTGCAACGTAAATATTATTCAAATAAGATTCAATTTCATTTTTTGTATATGGATACATCTTAATTTTAAATTTATCAAAATGATTTCCAAACTTATCTTGTGAATAGCTACAAATTATATCTTTCAATACATAAAAGTGTAATTCTACCAGAGCTGGGTCGAGCAACTGTTTTAAATTTAGCATTGAAAGATCCTTTTCCCTATTAGCTCGCTTATATGAATTTGTATTTTTAATAAAATTCTCGGCTTCCAATGGTATCAAAAGTGTTGATAGTACATCGAAAATTAAATTTCTTAAAGGTTGTTCACAATCCGCAATTCCTTTTTGAATTTCTAAATCAATTTCTTCTGTTGACATTTCCGAAAATGGTTTTTCAAATTCTTCTTTACTAATTAAATAGTGCCGAATTATATTAATACTGACTTCCATCTCTCTACTATTGTCATCAAATCTAATTAATCCGTAGCCTAGCAAATGTGATATTATGGATTTGTCTGATTTGACTTGGTTTATCGTAGTTATATCTTGATGGGCAATTTTTGATAGTATTTTGTATTCAGCATTATAATAATCATGCAATTCTTTTAAAATATCTTTACACCATTTTTGCGATTCGATTTCAAAAGTAGTACCATTTTTTACAGCAGTATATAGCGGGCTTGTAACAGTATATATGTATTCGTTTTCTTTTCTTAAACAATCATCTTTGATTTTTTGGTTAATTAATCTGCACATTTGCCTTGTAAAAAAGGGGTATCCTCCAAAATCTTTAGTTAATGCGTAGCAAACTTCGTCTTCAAATGTCAACCCCATATATTTCCCTAAAGTATTGACCATTCGTCTGATTTGCTCATAGTTAAAAGGAGTCAGAAAATTTTCATTTGACAATTTTTGATACATTGGATTTCGTGGACTTGCCTTCGACTGTGGTGCTGGCAAAAAGTCCATTTCACTTATTGAGGGATTAATTCCTGCTATTATAAGTGACATTTTTCCTGGAAATTTTTCACAAAATGTAATTAGTGTACTCCAAAAATAGTGAAATGATATTGGGTTTGCCCATTTATCATCAAAGGTTGAATCAAGGGAAATTTGTTCTATTTCATCAAAAATTATAACTATTTGATTATACTTTCCTATTGATAGTAAATTTTGAATATTAAGGACAAATAGCTCCATTGCTGTTTTAGAAGAATATACTTTTGCTGATAATTCTTGATTGCAACTTTTATATGCATCTTTGACAATTCTATATAAGGCTTCATACCATTCATATTTGGCTAATTCAATGCAACGGTATGATATGTAAAGCATATTCCTTTGCTTAAGCTCAGCTTTTATTGCATTTAGAACTGATGTCTTCCCACTTTTCCTTAACCCAAAGATTCCAGAATGATCTCCTGATATGCTTCTATCGGCAATCATTTTTGCGTATTGATCTCTACCTCCGAATAAGAATAATCTATCTCTAATTGGTTCTGAATAACTGAAAAAATCTTTTTCAAATAAAAATGTTTTAAACCTAGATAAAATGAAGTTTTCCAATTGGTTTGTATTAGTTTGAATTAGTTCTTGATAATTAAAAGGTATAATTGAACGTTCAATTTGTTGTTGGATATCTGGTTCTTTTATTTTTTCTACTATTCTTTGATATTTGGTTATAAGCACATAAAAATGATTAACAACTCTGACTTTTGGAATTACATATTCGACGAGGTTTGAGTACGCTTCATCTAAGGTTCTTCTTTGAAATTCATTTATATCACAGAATATAGCTACAAATTCAACTTTTTCGAGACCAAGTTGAATAACAAAATTTTTTGTTGGACCAAACAAACTATATCCATATCTAAAGCCGTTTCGTTTAGCGTTAAAATGTCCTGCGTTTGTATGATAAAATACAGACGCCAATTTATCAAGTACAATAGTTTCTTCATTTGAAAAATTTCGTAACACTAGCTTTTTTGATCGACCAGGTGTATACCATTTCTTAGATTCTGTCCCTTCCTGAATAGGTGTAATGTATTTAGAGCTTTCTTCATCTTTGCTATTTTGGCAGTTTAGTCTTTTGCTTTGGATGGGACTAACATGAATTGCGATATCATTGCCTTGGTAGCTTTTTGATTTTATAAAGTCAACTTCATCGCCCTCATAGTATTTAGACATTGTTCCCTCGTCAAGATTTCGACCATCAAAATAAAATGTAATATTTTCAGACCCATTAATGATTCCGAATTCATATCCTGATTTATTTACGCCTATGTACTGAATATGGCCTCTCATTTATGTCCCTTCTTTAATGTTATAATAATAGCAAGTTGGATTGACATTGTCACACTGCGAACATTAACAAATTATAAGAGCTTTTTATTGAGAATCAAATCCTAGATATGACCATTATTATAATTTGAATTTTTTATTGCATTAATAATACCCTTAAATTCTATAAAATGGAACACTTTGTACGAAAGTTCGTCATGATTCAACATAATTGAAATAACACAATTAGGCGCATTAACAACAAAAAATCCCCCAGCCATCCTAAAATAAAAGGATAGCCGGGGGATCGGTTTATTGAGATATTTACTTTTTAGGTAGCAGATTTGCTGGATACTCGTGCGATTGCCTGGTAGGCACCATTGCTGGCCGTCGATACCAATACCGCATTGAGCGGTACCAACGCCCATACTGTCCAGGGCTGCACAAATCCTGCATTAGCTGCCGTGCTGATGAGCAGCACAACCAGGGCAATCAGATAGCTTAAAATCTGTGTCGGCATCTTTGCAATGGTGCCGGCACCTTTAAGTAACTGTGTCAAAAGTCCTGTAACCGCCGCAGCACCGGCGAAGGTGCCAAGAATACTCCAGGTTAAAAAATCATTCATGTTCATAATGTTCCTCCTTAACTTCCAAATCACTAATTCGGTGATTTGCAACTTTTATCTGTTCTTCTAGTCTATAGGTACGTTCTACGACTTGATTATGCTTTGCGACTTTTTCTTCTAACTGGCAGAGACGATAATCCACTAATTTGTTGGAAATGCGGATTCCACTCCAACTGCCGACTGCTGTCCCTAAAAAGGCAATCAGCGCAACAATAACTTCTGTTGGCATTTTGTCCTCCTCATACTCTATAAAGATTATTGATGCTTACAGCGGCCGTGACATTTCCGCCGATGCCAATAACTGCACGGTCGTCGGAAAGTTCCATGATGCTGTATGTGGTCTGGTACACAAAGTCTGCAAGGCTGTTGCCGTTGTAATCACAAGCGCCGGATTGTACCTTGACGCTGTCGCCGATTTCAATAGCATCTGCAGGGGCAGAGTCGTCACTGTACTGTTCGCGGATATCTCCATCGTTTACCCAGCACATTCCGTTGTCCAAAAGATACGGATTTGCGGCACCTTCTGCGATGTATGTAATGACGCCATGATTTTTGAGCATATTTCCTGCTGGAATTGCCTCACCATTTGGTGCGGTGCTGGATGTATAGCAGGTGGAGAATACAACGTCTTCGCCGATGCCGTGTGCATTACCGGACGGCTGTTCCGCCGATGCCTCTGACTGCTGCGGGGCAGGGGAGGGAGCGCCTTCCCAAAGAGGGCACTTGTCCGATTCGTTGCCATCGAAGTTTCGATCGCAAATGTTAAGGCAATCCGTAAATTGCCAAAGGTGATGAGATGAAGGACTGGTGCAGCAGTCAGCCCACTGTGCAATCCACTTATCATAGCGATCAAGTCGGCTGCCGGCAAGACAGCCATCAATCCAAGACTGACTTGCGTAAATACCGGAATAGTTTCCGTCTGCCTCCATAGCACTGCAGAAGATATCGCAGATGGACTGCAGCTGATTATTAGACGGAAATCCGTTGTTGCGTTTATATCCGTCTGCGTCTTCCATGTCGTACCAAACACCCATAGGTGGAATTCTGCCGGCCAAAATCCGACGCGTATGAGCTACCTCACTTCGGGCGTCGTCATCGTTGAGGGCATATCCGTAAAGATAAGCGCCCCAAGGCTTTCCCATCTGTTCGCAAAGTGCAACGGTATTTTCAAATTCGCTGTCGTCCTGCGACTGAATATCGGATCCAAACCCGAGCCTGATTATTACAAAGTCTACATTTTGCAGCACATCACGGGTAATTCTCCCATTGTGCTCGCTTGTGTCAATTCCTCTCATAATTTATCCTCCTTATTGTGTATCGTGCCTTTTCCCGCTGGAATCGTAAGCTGAGATCAAGACAAAGTGGGGCTTTCCACTTGCATCATAGGCAGTTACGAGTCCAACGTGTTTTTTCCCGACTGAGTCGTACACCGTGATTACGCCGGATTTAACCTCCACGCCAATCCAGCAAATGGGGGAGGACGGATAGGATCCGTACCATTCGTGTACTTCCCAGACAGCGTAATAAACCCAGCCTTTTTTAAAGTCCTTGTTGGCTGCTATTATCCGATTGTAGTAATTATCTTTGCCATACTGATCAAGTATTTTGCTCGGTACCGTCTGGATACTGGTTCCGGATCCAACGTACAGCCGCGCACCGAGTCCGTCAGTAACTTCGAAATGGTCAAAGTTTGCATTGCCCTGCGTGCTGGATTTTGTCCACGATAACGTGATGGCCATTCCGATCGGCACTTGGGTTTTAGATACTTTGGCGGATGGAGCGCCGGCAGGATAATAGGGGCGTGCGGGAATTGTAAGAGTTCCGTAAACCTCGCCACTGTTGCCGGCAGGGCCGTATCCGTTGACCGTATCGCCCCAGTATTTCCCGAATACGGTAACATCATAATCACTGGCACCCCGGCTAAAGTCCCAGGAGCCTTCCACTTGTCCAACCCAGTTCCCATTTCCGCTGTAAATTCCTTCTCCGTCTGCGCTGTAGCTTTCAGCACCGCACTGCGTATGAACACCGTATTCACTCATTCCACCATTGATACAGGCAGTGGATGTATGTACATGAACTCGTGCCGTATATTCGCTGATAATTTCAACACATGCGGATAAGTATGCTTGGGTTGTGCTGCTACCCCAGTAATAACTGTAGTCACTATTGCCACCATACCATTCAGCCATTTAAACCACTTCCCTCATAACAGTTGAATATAAAAGGTGTTGGCGGCTGCAGTATCAGGTGCTGCCGAAGTCCCCCAGTTAATGCCCATGGCATGCAGACCATCTACGCGGTTATTGCATCCGTGACCACCATTTGCGATTGGCAGCGGACCGGTTGTATTTCCTAATCCAGCCGCATTACGAAAAGCAGAAAGTGATTTCTGCCCGGTACCGCCCTGTTCCAGAGGGACAACACCGTCACTGTTCAGTCCGGCAATTCCGTTTGCCTGACCTTTGCTGTCTGATATGGCATTGATCAAATTCAGTAAATGTCCTGCCGTATCGCTGCCAAGTGTGTTTTTAATTCCTGCAAACCAGGTGTTAAAATTACTTTCAGACTGTGCGGTAAATGTATCATACCAATGCTTAAAATCTGCTTCGTTTGCTGCCTTTTTGTCAGCAAACCATGCTTCCATCTGAGAGAGTAAAGTGTCTGTTTTTACCTGATTGATGACCCCTGTTACAAGGCCGCAGAGATTTGTATCCAGCCTGGTGTCCCGAATATTTGACTGCGTAATTTTTGTAACTCCTCTGGAAAGACTGATTTCAGCGAGACAAAGTTCATATACATCTGACGTTCGCTCCAAAGCGGGGGCAGCCCCGTTAGATCCGGCCTTCACTTCGAAATGAATATCCCGGTCTATTTGATCCAGCTGTGCTACAATGCGGTATATTGTCGTAGCATCGGGGGTTGGGACAGTCAAAGTGCTGCTTTCCAAATCATACGCATACCAGCCGTTGATAAAGATATCTCCCGGCTTTAATGTCACAACTAAGCCGTCCCCGGCGACGACCTGAAAATTATCAGATGTCTTTCCATAAACACCGTTTGAAAGGAACATGGAATGATACCGCGCGAAGTATTGATCGTCAACAGCACGGTCGGAGATTGGAAGTCCGTCTGTTGTTTGCCCTGTTTTAATACCGGGAAAGATTCCGTATTTTAGTGCCATTATTTTTCACTCCCTGTAATTTGGTCAGCTTCCGCCTGTGTCAGATTTTTCCCAATAAGAGAGTGAATCTGACCGACGGTAACGCGCCCTAGTTTATACTGAAGCATTAAAAAATTAGCAATTGCACTCATAATGCATTCCCTCCAATCATTTGAGACAGCAGTAATCCTTCTACGGCTGCCAACCGATCAGGGATGGTCGGCGTGTTTTTCTGCTTTTCGATTGCTGCCAGTTCGGCAGCGGTATAGGGGATATAGCGCTCTATATCCTCGTACGTGTCATAAGCGTCGCAGCCTAATACTCCCGGTACGTCGATCACTTTTTCAACATCTTTGCCGCCGTTTTCATATTCTTTTATAACTTCAATATGCGACTGCTCTGCAACAGCCGCTATGGCGTCATGGTGGATTGTCAGCTTATCTGATTCCAGGTGTCCTTTTTCCAAATTCGGATTCAAAATTTCATTGCCCTGTTGATCTAAAATTTTCATTGTGTTTTCTCCTTATGCAACTCGTTCCCACATGTAAACGCACAGATACGGCGGCATGTTGTTGTGTGCTTTTCCACCGCCGGTTACTTCTGTTTGCGCACAAGCGCCTACACCCCAGTAGTTTCCGTCCCATCCCGGCGCCTGCGTATAGCACGCACTATCTCCATACGTTTGCTCAATAAAATTAGCCTTTGTAGCACTGTGCCTATGTGATGGAATCTCATCGACCGTTAGACTCTGTGTTTCTGATCCTCCGGAACTACCTAATGAATGCTTCGGTCCACATCCGAGTAAGAATACATCCTTAATCTGCAGCCATGTGCCGCCGTATTTTGATGCGGGACTAGTTGACTGACGGCTGATATAAATATCTCCGATGTCATACTTGTTGGGAATTCCCTTCAAATCTGAATAATTCCCGGAGCGCGCAACTGGTGACAGCTGCGGCGTTTCAGCGCTCTTGCCGACTTCGTTTACCTTGCGTTTGACCTTTCCGAGAAGAGTAGACGGAGATTTTCCAAGTGTGGGGGTAACGGTATGAGAGCCGTTCTCCCAGACTTCTTCAATCTCCTCGACTCGGGCAGTATATTTAATCCCAGTTTCCTGATCAATCACCGTTCCGAGATCACCTAAGTCATAATCTTCACGGTAAATCAGAGTGTTGGAAGTCAGCACCGAGAAATCAGCGGATTCTGCAATCGGATATTGGGCGAGCTTTTCTTTTCCTCTCTGAATGAGCTTTGCTTTGTATGTTGTATCGGTATCATCTTTTTCCCGCTGTAAATCGCGCGCATCAACCCAGAGTTCTTTTCTCGGGTTCCCGTTTGTCTGGTCAACAGTCACGATAATACGGTCAGCATCTTCACCTTCACCAGCGACATATGCAAAGTTACGGTAATCTCCGGCACTGCGGGTATAAGTGGATAGGGAAGATGTTTCCTCTTCGTCCGAGAACACTGCGAGCGAGTGGACGGTTTGATTTTCTGTGCGGTCAAGCCCCTGCCATATTTCGGCATACATTTGGTCATGAGGATAATCGTACAGAATCCGGAATCCGCATTCCTGCGGTGTTGCAATCTCTCTGATTTTTGAAGGAAGATCGTCCCCGCGTGTCTGTACCGGTACCGGCGTTCCGAGGTTGTGCATTGTTCCGAGAGACAGCTTGGCTATTTTTCGCTTGCTGTCAGCCGGGGTAATGCAGTAGTTTGTGATCCATTCCCGCGCCCAAACTTCCGGCGTCTTGGTACCTGTGACGATGTCGGTAATTAAACGGCCGCAAAGGATATCCTCTAAGAAATGACCTTTTACAATGGTGTCGTGTTTCTCTTTATCGTAGGATACGTCTTGAATGATCCCGGTTTCCACCAGCCCCTTAGACCAGATGTATTCAGCTCCCATAAATAGCGGAAAATATTTTGGAGAACAGTGAAGCTCAAAATTTCCGGTTTCGTAATATTTGCGGTCCCAGATTAAAGAAGAGAAATCATCGAGTGCGCCAAGTTCTGCAAAATCGGCATTTAAAATAATGAGGTCAAGCAATCCTTACACCCCCAAATATTTTGCAGACCAGCGGGGATATACCTCTAAATTGGTATACCCATCATCTGCGGTATAAGAAAGTGTGTTTTCTCCTTCCAAAATCTGAAAGAAGGTACTGGTGCGGTCTTTCTTCTGACTGATGTTGACTCCATTTAACTCAATGCGTTTATTTCCGTGTTCGGTCGTAACGATTAAATGATCTCCGGCTTTCATGTCTACGATTACCCGTAAAAATTCTCCGGTTGTCAGATTGTCTATTCGCGGGTTCTTTACGACGTTTGTTGCAATGAATTCTATTTCGAGTCCGGTCGATACAGCACCGGGATTTATAACAGTTAGTTCATTGTTGTATTTGCGGTATGCCAAAGTAAGATTTGCTCCTTTGAAAATTGAAAATGGTGTCAAAAGCATCGGCACTTTCCCGGCGATATTATCTGAAAATTCATCCCCGATAAAATAGGGGTTCGGACAGGTAAGTTCAAAATAAAAAGCGAACGGATCATAAAGATTCGCTCGCTTATCTTTAAAAACGGTTGTCCGATAGGAAATATGACGTTCTGTTCCGCAGTAATTTACAGTTAATACACCGGGATGATGTACTACAAAAAAATCCTCAATTTGATGGCGAATTGATTCCGTATCTCCACTGCCGCGATATTCTGCCTCGATTGCAATTACTCGTGGTTCCACCCGATATCCGAGTTCCTGACTCCCGTCGAATTGGGCATTTGCTTTTAAATTGTAGGTAATGTCAGAGGATTCAATGCCTTCAATGGTTAGGATTCCGTAGTTTGTTTCGGTACCCATAGACAAGATGTGATTGTTGCTTTTGATTGTCAATGTGAGCTGCTTTTTATCAATCATAGGCTAATTCCCTCTTTGCGCGTTTTACGGCTCTTGCATGAGCCTGTGGGGTTTCAACAGGTTCATAGAAATTAAAGGTGTCATTGCTGGAAACGTTAGGAGTGCTGCTTTCGGATCCTCGGGAAGGAATACGATAATAGTCAGCGGCTCCTACAACTGCAGCGGAAGTGTTTGCAGACTCCGACCGTACAGTTTCCCGCATAGCGGTAATAACACCGGAAAGCTTTGCAGGGGAGAACTGCCGCACGATTCCCTTTGAAATCTCGTTATATACGGATTGCTTTAAGGGTAAAAGTGCTTCGTGTCCTTTTTCTCCGTATTCGTTGACACCGGTAACCGGATCCCAAAGCCTGGTTCGGTGTGTAAAGACTCCGACGGCACCGTCTGCATGTTTGCTGATCTGATATCCACCATTTGCGTATCCGGTAACGCCGCCGTTTGCGAAGTATCCTCCAGCCCATCTTGCACCGCCGCCGCCATCTCCAAAACCACTTCCACCACCGCTTATGCTCATGTTTGCAGTAATCGTGTGCCTGTTAAAAAAGCCTTGAAGCCAGTTATAAGCGCTTAGAGCCACGGAGTAGGTGTTATTTTCATCCATGTCATTCATGGCGGGAGCATTAACAGATGAATTACCGGTGGTATTGTCAACGTCGCTTACTCCATCTTTGCCGACCTGATCACCATTAGTAATAGGATTCATCGTTGGAGCATCAATCGTAGAATTACTTGATTCATCATTCATTTGACTAACTGTGTTAGCGGTTGCATTTCTTGCCTCGGCGTCTTTTGATGACCATCCTTGGATAAAAGCTTGGCCGTCTTTATCACCGCCGGTGTACATCAATCCGACCCCATCATCAATTTTTAAGCCCATACCTTCCAAAGCTTTATTCACGGTATCCTGTGCACCGGGGGGCAGCTTTGTAAGGGACAGCAGAAAGGAATCAACCATTTGTTGAGCGGATGAATCCATTTCGGAGAATTTTCCACCGCTGTCAGCTACCATCTGCGTAAGAGTCCCAAGCTGTTTTTTTGTTTCGGCATCTAAGTCGGATGATAATTGAGAATTAAGATCAGTTATGGCCTTATTATGACGGTCGTTTTCTTGCTCTTTTTCACGGTTACAATCTTCAAGTGCTTTGGCATAGGCATCTTCATAATCCATGCCTTCGTCCATATATTTTTTAGCGTTTACAGGAATTTGAGAGTTTAATTCGCTGATGGCTGATTGATGTCTTTCATTCTCCGTTTCTTCCTGTTGGTTGATAGCAACTTGTTTGCTGAGCCAGTCTTGAGCAGCAGACGCACGAGATGAATAGCCGTCAGCTACAATTGACCCTACCTGATCCTTTTTGCTTTCTGCGGCAGAGACTGCGTCTTGACATTCTTGCGCAGCCTGTGCATTTGCGGTTTTTAACCATGCGTCGCCGTCTGCCCCCATTGTTTCAGCAGCCTTTTTATTTGACGCCACTTTTGACATATAAGCATCTTCAGCGTATTTTTTAGTGCTTTCGCATTCTTCGTCAGCAGCTTTTATCATTCTATCGGATTGTGCCTGATATTCGTCTGCAGTTCCGGTAAAGCTGTCTTTTAAAGCCTGCGCCTGGTCAATTACAGCATCCTGCCGCCCTTTATGCAGTTCCAAAAACTGATTCGTGATGTCTTCCATCTGCTTTAATAAATCTTGCAGGCTCTTTACTTCTGCGCTGTTTGCGTCGATTCGCCCGGCAGAATAATCAGCTGCGATTTGAGATATTTGCTGCTGAATCGAACTCATTTTATCTTTGAGTTCTACCTGTTTATCGGAAGCCATTAAAGTAGCATCATTAAATCCGTCCATAGAGCTGGTAGCGCTGTCCACTCCGGTTTGATAGTCCTTCATATACTTTGCTACTCCGGAATAAGCTTCTCCCAGCTTATCCTGGGAGTCGGCGAGTAAATCCGCACTGCTGGCCGCTTTCTGCTGTGTGGCAGAATAAATCGCGATTCCTGCGCCAACGGCGGCGATTAGAGTAATCACTACACCTAGAGGACCGCCAAGAGCAGCACAAGCCGCGTCCCATGCGGCAGTTGCAGCAGCCGCAAGTGTGATTTTACCGGTTAAGACGCCAACGATCCCCTGCATAATTGTCATTTTTCCGGAAGCGGCATAGGTGGCGATTGCTGCGGCATCCTGTGCTTTCGAAAAAGTGTCCCACATTTTAGCAGCATCTTTAATTTTTGCAACGATTTTTACGAAATCAGATACTGCTTTTCCTGCTGAAGATAAATCCTTCGTAGTGCCTTTGATTGCAGACCAGGTTTTAAAGCCGACTCCTACGGATGCAATTAGGGGCAGTAGATTGTTAATATTTCCTGCAAGGAAGGACACGGCAGAAGAAACAACCGGCAATAAAGCATTGACGATTTTGCAAATATCCACTATTACATTTTTGACAGTGACCCCTAAACCAGGGAGGGCGGATTGTACGGATGCGGCAATTTGAGAGAATCCTGATTTTACGGTGTTCCCGACTTGAGTAATGTCCCGTCCAATATCGTACCCGAATAGTTGCTTTGCGAAAGCGGTAATCATATCAAGACCAGCCTGCCCGACTGCCGGAATAACGGTTGTAAGGGCTGAAAGGATGGCCTGTCCAATGCTGATTGCCGATGCTGTGATGGTATCGCTGTTGCTTGTAAGACCTTTGATAAAGGATACGAGTACCGTGGTTCCAGTTTGCAGAAATTGAGGAGCATACCCTGCAGCCTTCGCAATCGCTTGTGCTAACACATCGCCGATTGCCGGTATTAATTCAGTAGTTCCTCCGTGTTTAAATGCAGCGGAAAGCTGAGATACCCACCCGCTGGCAGTGGGAAGCAAATCATTTTTTAAAGTGTCCTGCATGCCCTGAGAAACATCACCGAGAAAAGTCATGACGTTATCTTTCAGAGTGGAGAGCTGACCATTAAAGGTCTTGCTCTGGTTCTGCATAGCATTGTAGAACTGTCCGCCTTCACTGGTGGCGGATTTGAACGCCTCTGCAACTTCCTGCGCAGAAATGCCGCCGGCCTCCATACGCTTACGGAGATCACCCATGCTTTCACCGGTCTTTTTGGAGATCTCACTCAGCGGGTTGAATCCGACGTTGATGCACTGAAGTAAATCTTGACCGGAAAGTTTTCCGGCACTGGAAATCTGCGAGAATGCCAAGGTTAGTCCATCAAATTTTGACTTATCGCCCTGAGAAATATCACCCAGCATTTTTAAGTCGGGCATGATGTCATTTGCAGAAGTCCCAAATGCAAGTAACGTCTGTGCACCTTTTGAAAGATCAGACATTTCAAAAGGTGTTTTATCTGCAAAATCTTTAAGATTTGCGATCATGCTTTGTGCTTTGCTGGCGGATCCCAGCATGGTTGTAAAAGATGTTTGGTACTGTTCCATCTGGGCGTTGTACTTAATAATGGTACCAAGTGAAATCCCGCCGATCGCCGCAGAAATACCGCTGATTGTTTTTGTGATTCCGGATACTCCGGATTTAACGGTAGAGCCCAAATTGGATAAGCCTTTTTTGATTCCGGCCGTGTCTAGGTCTGTTAGTATTTTGATTGTACCGTCTGCCAAATAATCACCTCCATTTGGGCATAAAAAATCCATGCCCGGTTAAAGGCATGGAAAAAGTTAAAATAACGCAGAAAACGAGTCCGCAAAATCTGCATCTTTCTGTTCAGCAGATCGCATATCGGGAAGTCGGTAGAGCCTTTTCAGCTTTCGCAGCTGCTTTGTCTGCTCTTTCGTCATATCTCGGGTGATCTCCGCTTGTCTGATCGACATGATCTTTACGATTTCGTTGTTCTCCCCGAGACCCGAAAATAACGCCCGGAACTTCCACCAGTGCAGATAGTCAATCAAATTAAGATCGATTCCATACTGAGTAAGGAAGGCAGCGTAAATGTACGGCGCATCATATTCGTATGAATAGATTTCCGTAGCCTTTTTTCCTTTTCCGGTGTCTTCAGATTCAGGCTCTCCGCAGCGGTAAAACCACATAAGGGCATCGATTGTCTCTTGTAGATTCTCAGTGACATATTCAATATCATCGGGAAAGAAAAGAGACAATATTTTTAGGAGTAAGTCATTCTCTGATAGTTGATTAAGCTGCTTTGTTAATAACAGCTCATACTGGATCGAGGTTCGAAAATCAGTGTCAATCGGAACCGCTTTGCCTCCGATTTTGACAGTATCGGGGAGAGAATCGATCAGCAGACTCATTTCACGCGCCGAAGCAAGGCACGCATTTTATCGTAGTCTTCGGCTGTTAACTGGGGAAGTCCTTCGGGTGTTTTGGGTGGTTCCTCCGGTTTAACGGGCAGCAGTGCCTTATTGTTGGATTCAACCGTTTTTGTGATTCCCTGTACCTGAACCTGTAATTCCGCGTCGAAATTTCGAATGAACTCATAGAATACGCGGAGACAGTCTTTTAAATTGCCCTCCGTATACGGCCTACCGAAGATGTTTTCAGCAGATCCTGCACCAAGAAAAGTATCGAAGAAGTCATAGAGGTTTTTGCACTGGCGTTCGATCAGCACAAGCATACTGTCAATTTTACCTGTCCTGGCTTCGCTTTCTATCTCGTTTTGCGCAGCATTACATGTGCTTTTTGCTTCCTCAATATTGCGTAAAACACGCAGATCGGTAAGATCCAGATTGATTTCTTTCCCGTTGATTTTCATTGTTTAAATCCTCCTAATTAAGCAGTCTTTTCTGCACCGGCAGTGAATGTACAGGTGTTTGTGGAATCGTTAACGACGGCGAAACCTTCCTCTTTGGTGCCTTTCACTTTGAAGTTTCCACTGTATGTATAGGCGTCCAGAGAGCCGCCTTCTGAATCGGGAATCACGGCAAACGGACGCTTAATTGCGGCATAGGTATTCGCATTTTTCCCGGGGTGACTGAGATCAACAATGACGATTTGCCGAATAGCGTCATTCCCAATCAGTTCGTCGTCTGTAATCTTGACAATATCGTCGTGTACGGCATTTCCTGCGTACTGGTCAAAGCCATACGATTTAGACGGGGAATAGCCGGTCACGTCGGTCTGTTCGAAAGATTCATCCACATACTGACGGTTATATTCTTTTGAATTTTTGCTGGTAGACAGATCGGTAAAACCCTGCATCCGGTGAAAAACAGGATCCCCGGTTCCGTCTGCAGCAGGAACGCCATAATAAGCGCGCTTTGCTGCTCTTGCTACAAGAACTCCATCCATATTAAAAAGCCTCCTTAAAATAAATCAGTTTGCACTGAATTTGATAACGTTGTGTTTTGTTCTGCTCATCCGCGGAAAAGGCATATCCGCTTGTGATAGCCTTCACGCTTTGAGCAGTGCAGCCGGCCGGCAGAGTTGGAAACTGACCATTTGCGGTTT